AGCAGTAGATAGGGGATATATTTTTAATTTATCAGATGAAAAGTTTGATGAATTAATTTTTGGAAATTGTTTTTATTGTGGTCAAGAACCGGAAGAGTATAAAAGCGACCTTAGATTAAATAAAACTAACTTACCATTTAAGAGAAATGGTATTGATAGATTAAATAATTCTATTGGATACACTGAAGAAAATTGTGTAACTTCTTGTTTTAAATGTAATAAAATGAAATCAGATTTAAATTATCTTGATTTTATTCAACATATTAATAAAATAGTAAATAAAGGTTCAACGACTATCTCGAAAGAGAGTACAATACAAGCAAATGGTATTGGAAATAGGGAACTTCCAAAAAAGGAAGATGATATAGTCTAATCTATATAGTAATATATAGCAGTTCATGAGAGAACGTATTTAAGAGTTGCGTCTTAAATAGAATATAATGTTTAGAGTTTATTGCCTCTAAAAAGTGGGAAGAGATAGAATATATTAGAGATAGTGGCAATGTAAACGGGTATAATAATACAGAGTTATTATAATGTCAGTTAAAACACTATTTAGAAATATAGAGTCTGGAAAGCTTGGTAAAAATGTAGGTATTAGTACAGGACTTCCAAATTTAGACAAAGTCATCTATGGTATACAAAAAAAATATTTATATACTATTGGAGCAGACACTTCTGGAGGTAAGACATCATTTGCACTTGATGTATTTGCTTATAATTTATTAAAAAATGCTGGGGATAGGAAAATTTCTATTTTATACTATTCTTTTGAAATGGCTGCAGATGTATTATTTGCAAAGATTTTATCTAGGTATATTTATGATGAATATGGAAGAATAGTAACTTATGAAGATATTCTATCTTTAACTACTCCAATATCTGATGAGCATCAAGAATTAGTAAATAAAGCATATTCTTGGCTAGCTAATTTTGAGTTAAGTTTAACTATTTATGATAAAGCTCTTTCTCCGAATGGAATTTATGCTACTATTAAAGAGTGGCTAAAACAATTTGGAGAATTTAAGGCTCTTGGAGAACATAAAGAAGAATTTATTGAAAATGATCCAGAAAGATATAAAGTAATACTTATAGACCATGTTGGTCTAATTTCTGGACCTGGAACTAAAAAAGAGAAGATTGACTTAACTGTTGATTATTTAATTTATTTTAGAAATAAATGTGGGATAACTGGCATTTTTATTCAACAAATGAATAGAAATTCTAAATCTATGGATAGAAAAACAAATGGTTATGAGTTATACCAACTTGATGATTAGGGAAAATACAAGGAAACTAGTTAATTCAACTATGTATTCCTTAATTTAAATTTATAAAGTCATCGTTAAACTTCGTGAATCTGGGAAAGCCTATAAAAGGTAACCCTAATCCAACCTCTATAGTAATATAGAAATTAGGATCAACGACTAGTACATACTTTCCTACCAAGTGGTGTTGAGGAAAATGAAGTGCCACGAGTGCGGAGCAATATCTTATGTATACCAATACTTAAAGGATATTGAAGAGATAGTCTGACCTACGACTATATATAAAATCGTAGATTTACAGGATAAAGAGCCTGTAAGATAACAAAGTGTTTAAAGATACATCAGGAACTACTGATGCTTCTGAGGTTGTAATTGCTTTATATTACCCATATAGAGAAAAAATTGCCAGGTGTGAAGGATATCCAATACAAAATGTGTTAAAAAAGAGATTTAGACTTGTTCAAATTCTTAACAAAATAATACATAAAACTTAAATTTTAGATGAATCTAAATTAAGTATTTTTATAAATTTTCTTTTATTATATTTGTTCTAATATTAACATAAAATATATGGAATGGAAACAGTAAAAGGAGAAATAAAAATTTCGGGAATTTATCAGATAATTAATACAACTAATAATAAAATTTACATTGGAAGTTCTTCTTTTGTTCAAGTGCATTACGTTATCTAGGAATGTCTCCTAAAAATACCAGTTGTATTAAAAATCAAATAGACACTGAAAAACTTTATAAAAATTATTTATGGAGAAGTGTTGAGCAAATTAATAGAAATATTAATAATGAATTGGGTGAATTGCCGGAAAATCTAGAAATAGACAATCAGCAGCCAAGTTAAGGGTTAACATCCTTAGAAGGTTCACAGACTAACTTTTGAAACCCTAAAGGGAATATAATAAAGACACGAGCGCCCAACACCTTAACTTTTAAAGAAGGTGATGATATAGTCGGAGCTGCAAATATAATTAATGAAATTGCAGATATAGAAGATAAAGAACTTCTATGATAACAAACTGAAAAATAGATATGGACAAGCTGATGTTAATAAGGGAGTAGCATTTTATGGAGAGGTTGGTATGTTTATGGAACTTCCAAAGCCAGACTCTATAATAGACTATGAATCGTATTTAACTTTATCCACCAATGTTTCAAAAAATATAGATGATGAAATTAAATCAGATAAAAATTTATTTAATTTCTAACTAAATAATATGGCCGAATTAGGTGCAATTGTTGGTGAAAGTGGTTCTGGTAAATCCACTAGTTTAAGGAACTTAAACCCAAAAGAAACATTTATTATAAATGTTGCAGGAAAAAATTTACCTATAAAAAACTTTAAAAAGAATTATATTCAACTTACTATAAATGAAAATAAAGAGTTTGTTGGAAATTTATATAATACAAGTAGTATTGATAAAATTAATCAGATTATAAAGTATGTAAGTGTTAAAATGCCTCATATAAAACAAATTATAATTGATGATAGTCAATATTTAATGGCTAAAAAAGATTGAAATGAAGTTTAGTGAATCTATGTTAGGATATAAAAATGTTTGTGGAGTCTATAAAATTATTTGTAATAATGCAAATTTTTATATAGGCAGCTCTAAAAACATTCAACAGAGATTTTATAAGCATAGAAGAGAACTTCGTAAAGGAGTTCACAAGAATGAACATTTACAAAATTCATATAATAAATATGGAGAGAAATGTTTTGAATTGGTGATTATAGAACTATGTAACATAGATGAACAATACTTCAAAGAACAACATTATATTAATTTACTAAAACCTGTTTATAATAAAGAGCAGGATGTTATAACTCATATTCCAACTGAAGAAACCAAACGAAAATTATCAGAAGCTAATAAAAAATATTATGCAAATCTTGATAATTTGAAGAAACGATATAAAACTATATATCGCTTTAATAGTTCTTTAGAGATTATTAATACTTATGAGGGAATTAAACCAAATATTGAAGCTTGGGCTTCAGAGTTTGGAATAAAACCTGGTGGTGCTGATAAAGGAATTAATAGAGCTTTAGCAAGTGGTAAATTATATAAAGGTTCTTACTGATCTTATGATCAAAATTTCAAAGGCCCAACAGTTAGTGATAACTGTTAGCAAATCTGGTGAATTCAGGGAAACTCCAATAATGGACAATCCTGAGCCAAGCCTCTTAAACGAGGAAGGTGCAACGACTATTCCGAAAGGAAGTACAATCAAGTGATTGGAAGCGCCAGACATCTTAATAAAGATGATGATATAGTCTAATCTATATGGTAACATATAGTAGCTAAGTAAAATTAGCGGGCAGTGATTAACGAACACTGTTGAATATAAATGTTTGAAGCGATGGATCGTGCCACTGAAAAAGGGTGAATAAACATGCCCAAACTAATCTAACTGCGGGAATAACCTTAGAGTCTTTTTAACCAAATTATGATAGTAATATACATAATGGCTTTCAGTAATGATGAAAGGTATGGTAAAATCAAAAAGAATTGGTCAATCCGCATCCAAGTTTCCAAATTAACTTTTGGAAAAAGGTTCAACGACTATCTCCATGAAGGAGAGTACATTAAAGTTAATAATAACTTTTTTGGAAATGGTTAGGATTTTTATAAAAATTATTCGCTATCTTTGTAAATTATAATTTAACAAAATAGCACATGGAAAAAATTAAAGGAAAAAGTAAAATGCCGGAATATAAACAATGGAAATCTATGAAATCTAGATGTTATTCTCCATCGGCAACAAAAGGAAAGTATAAAGAAAATAATATTCAGGTTTGTCCTGAATGGATGAATTCTTTTGAAACATTTTATTCAGATTTAGGTAATTGTCCAGAAGGATTTACTTTAGAAAGAATTGATAATCTTAAAGATTATTCTAAAGAGAATTGTATTTGGGCAGACAGAACTACACAAAGTAAAAACAGAGAAGATTTTAATGATATTGTTACTTATAATGGTAAAACAATGGTATTAAAAGATTGGGCTAAAGAATTTGGTATAAAATATACAACTCTTTATCAAAGAATTTACAGAAGTGGTTTATCTTTTGAAGAAGCAATTCAAAAAGATCCATTTAAAAAACTTATTACTATTGGAGAAGAGTCTAAGACTTTGAAACAATGGTGCGAATTTTATAATATGGAATTTGAATTAGTTAATAATAGAGTATCTAAACATAAATGGGAACCTATTGAGGCTTTAACTATTCCAAAAGGGATAAAAAGAAATAAAAATTAAGATATAGTCTGAACTTTATGGAAACATAAAGAGTTGTGCAGTCATGCGCAGAATAACACAATTGATGAGAAATTTACCCAAATGGCACAGCATTTTTATTCAGTATTAAAAGAATCGATGAATGCAAGACAGGATTTGAAGGTATTCATTCTTGCACATTCAGAAAATGTTGGAGATACTCTTAACCCTTCTTATAAAATTAAAACTCTTGGAAAAATGATAGATAATATGATAACAGTTGAAGGATTGTTTACATATGTACTTTTTACTACAAAGAGAACAAATGATGATGGGGTTATTGAATATAAATTTATTACTAACTCTGATGGTTCTAATACTGCAAAAACTCCATTTGGCTGTTTTGATGATCTTTATATAGATAATGATTTACAATTAGTAATTGATAAAATTAACGAATATAATGGATAAAATAATTAAGAAAGTTATTGTTACATTCGATTTTGACCCAGAAAATGAATCTGTATCTAATGTTCAATGTTCAGTAGATGGTGTTGAAAAAGCTAAAAGAACTACTAGAAAAAAATCTGAGGTTGTTGAAGAACTTGCTAGCACTCCCATAATTACATTAGAACCTAATAAACTTCTATTTAATAATAAGGCTGTAGCTGTAATGAATATTGAATATGAGGATAGGATTGTAATTAAATGGGAACCTATAAGTAAAAATAGCAAAACTTTTATTCCTATAATTGGAAAAGATGTTTCTTTTAGCGAAGAAGGAAGTGGTAATAAAGTTACTAAAGCTTTTTCTATAGGATATAAAGGTAAGCAAAATTTAGTTTTATCTGAATTAGGCACAGAGTTTACAATAGAAGAATACAAAGAAGATATATGGAAACTTGTTCCAACTAGTGGAACCACATCTACTAAAACTATTGCTGAGGCAATTGAAAAAGCAGATAAAGTTGAACCTATTTTATTAATAGATAATGAAGAAATAGCAGAGATAGACGAGTTAACATTTACCTTAAATAATTAATATTTATGGATTTTTCATTTAGCGCAACAGCTAACGCATCACAAAGTACTACAAAACCTAAATTAGATGGAAATAATATTTATACTGTAAAGTTCGATGGCTGTGAATTAAAAGACATAGCAGGAGTAAAAGATCCTACTGCACTTTACAAGCAACTAATTTTAAAATTTTCTAATGAAGATGGAGTTTATGAACATACTGTTTGGGAACCTCGTCCTGAAGATTTTAATAGAAGAGAGTCAGAAATAAAAAATAAAGATGGAAAAATTGAGAAAATACCACAGCCTTCAAATGTAGAAAGCATGATGTTATTATTTAAACATGCTATAGACTCAATTGCTCCTACTGTTGGAAAGCAGATAGATTCAAAAGAAAGAAATTTGGGTGCTAGTAATTGGGATGAACTAAGAAAATTAGTTACAAAAATACTTGATTCTGGAAAAGGAACTACCACAAAAATCAAGTTATTAAAAAATAAGAAAACTGGTGAAGCCACATTTCCTGGATTCTTTGCTGGTTTAACTAGAGAGGGACTACCTTATGTAAAAAATAATTTTATAGGAGATAAAGTAGCATTTTCTACCTATGAATTACAAAACATAAATAATGAATCAAATGCTGCTCCCGCAAGAGTAGAGACATTTACTCCTTCTGTTGAGGATGGTCCAAATCTAGATTTAAACTTTGACGTATCTGGACTATAAAAATTATATAATGGGTGTTTAGTTTAGAGCAGGCTCCCAAAATAACAAAAGAATTTTTACTTTCTAAAAATACTCAAGAAACTTATTTTGAGCATTATTTAGGAATACCTGTTAAAAAAGGATTGTTTTGCAGTCCCCCTATCATAAGAGTTGATAAAAAACCTACTTGTGCTTTCTATAAAAACAAAGCTGGGCTTTTAAAATATAAAGATTTTGCAGGCCCAACTTTTGATTTTATAGGAGCTGTAATGTATATTTATAATGTAAGTTATTATAAAGCTTTAAGAATTATTGCTAATGATTTTGGATATGTAAATTTTGAAAAAATTGAAAAAAATCCTCCATTAATTCCCTATACTGGTAGTGTTTTAGAAGAAACTTCTAGTGCTATAATATCAGTTGAAACAAAAGAATTTTCTAGTAAGGAATTAACTTGGTGGCAATCTTTTGGTATAAGTTTATCTACCCTAAAAAAATTTAAAGTATATTCTATAAAATCTGTATTTCTCAATGGAGTTTATTTTGGCAGTTCTTCTAATAGTAGTCCTATATATGGCTATTATGGAGGAGAGAATAGTCATAGTGAAGAATTATGGAGATTATATATGCCCACTAAAATTAAATATAGATTTCTAAGTAATTGGAGCTCTACTTTAATACAAGGAGCTAAGCAATTACCCAAGAGTGGGGATTATATTGTAGTAACTAAATCATTAAAAGATGTAATGTCTTTATATGAATTTGGTATAACTTCAATTGCTCCCAATTCTGAAAATATTTTTTTAACTGAATCTCAGTATTTAAAGTTGAAGGAGAAATTTTTAGATATCTATTTACTCTATGATAGGGATTTAGCTGGTATAAAAGCTGCTAAAAAAATAAAAGCACAATTTCCAGATATTAAAATTTTACTTATGCCAAAAGTAAAAGATTTTACAGATTATGTAAAAAAATATGGCATTTTAAAAACATTAAATTTAGTAAACGAATGGCTAGAAAAGAGAAAGCAAATTCTTTAGAAGAGTTAGAAAGTACTAACTGACTTGAGGAAAAACCTCAACCAAAAAAGAAAAAATCTGGTGCATATTCTAAGACAAAAGGTTCAGCATATGAAAGGCAAATAGTTAATGAATTAAAAGAATTAACAGGTAATGAAAATTTATGTACTGCTAGAAGTGAATCTAAGAAATTAGATGATATGAAAATTGATATAGCAGATCCAGATAATGTACTTCCTTGTTATTTTCAAACAAAGAAAACTCAAACTACTCCAAGTGTTAAAAAGATTAATGCAGAAGTAGGAAAAAGTGATAAACCTTTATGCATTGTTTGGAATGTGCAGGAAAAGAAAGAAGGCAATGTAAATATTACTTCATTAGGAGAATATGCAATCATACCAAAGAAATTTTTCTATGAATTATTAAAATTATATTATACATAAAAAACAATTAAGATGAACATTTATTTAGATGTTGATGATGTAGTATTGAAATGGCATGAGGCTTATATTGAAAAATATAAATTACCCATGCCTACTAGTTGGATTCCATATGAAGATATAAAAGATCATTTAGAGGAGTTACGTAAAAACAAAAGTTTTTGGCTATCTTTGAAAGTAAAGCATATGCCTGATTTTACTCCTTCTGGATATGTATCTGCCAGAGGAATCCCTTTAAAATGGACAAAAGATACTCTGAAATTAAGAAATTTTCCTGGAAGAAGTAAAGTAAGGCATGTTAAATGGGGAGAAAGTAAAATAAATATTTTAAAGTCTTTAAAATGTGATATATTTATAGATGATAAAATAGAGACTTTTATAGAATGTTGGGATAATGGAATTTTTTGTTTATTAATGAATACTCCTCAAAATAAGCATTTAAAAACAAAATATAGAATTAGAGATTTGAAGTTTGAAACAATAATTAAAAAATATAATGCAGTCAAAAATTAGAATAATTCCAGAGTCAATTGTATTGTTAAAATTAACTGATGAAGAGTATTTTAATAACTATACTGATTATATGTCTAATTCTAGATTATCTTTAATAAATTCAGACGAAGGAGGAGATTTCAGTAATTTTAACTCCTCCTTCAATACTGAATATTCTGATTCATTTGAATTAGGTACAGCTATTCATTCAATGATATTACAACCTGATTCATATTTAATATCAGATTTTAATAAACCGTCTGGTAAATTTGGATTATTTTTATTTGATGTTCTTAAATTCAGAAGATTGGGATTTTCTATATTAGATTCTATTAAAAAAGCTTCTTTATCTGCTAATTATTATGCAAGTAGTTTTTCTGAAAAAAGGATTAAAAAAGCAATTAAAGAAGGAATTTCTTTCTATCTTAAATTATTAAAATTTGAGGAACATGAAAGCAAAAAAACTTTATTTCTATCTGATACAAACAAAGAGAAATATTTAAAATGTATGTCTAGTCTAGTTTCTTCTGAGATTTTTGAATTAGTTAATCCTTCAGAAGATACATTTGGTATAATAGAGTCTTTTAATGAATATGCAATATTATGTACTTTAGAGGTTACTATAGAAGGAGAAATATTTTTAGTAGACTTTAAAGCTAAATTTGATAATTTTTTAATTGATCATTTTAATAAAACTGTGACATTAAACGATTTAAAATCTTCTAGTAAACCTGTTAAGTATTTTATGGGAAATTATGTAAAAAAGGATGAAGAATCTATTTGGTATAATGGCTCATTTCAAAAATATCATTATTATAGACAAGTTGGAATATATATATGGCTTTTACAAGCTGCCTTAGCATTAAAAGACATACAGTATAAACCTAAAGTAAATATGCTTGTAGTTGAGACTATGCCTGAATTTTCTTCTAAAATATATCCAGTAAATGGTAAATATATAAAAGCAGGATTAGGTGAATTTAATAAATTATTAACCTCTTTCTTAATATGGAAAAAGCAGAATTATTCAATTTAAAAAATATTATACTTAGTCTTCCATTTGAAGAAAGAGAAGAAATATACTCTTCTTGCTTTTCTACCGGATATTTAGGAACTAAAAACTTAAATGATAGATTGATACTTTTATCTTTATTGGCTTTAGTATACCAGAAAATGAAATTGAAGGATAATAAAATTACTCACTTAGATATTCTTCTAAAAATAACAAATCAAAAGAAGGATGATTCAAGCTTCTATAAGTTTTTGGAATCTGTTGCAATTTTAAGCAAAGATTTATCTTATGGAATAGAGATTATAGATAGCTGTGGATTAAAGACTTCCCAAGAAATTATAAACAAAATAAAAGAACTCTTAAATACATGGATACCATTTTAGAAGTAGGAAATAATACCGAAGTATACATTGCTAATGCTTTTGAACCAGAAATTCGAGCTATAGAAGAATACTCTGAATCAGATATATCTCTTTGGGTAAAAGATGGAGAATTTTTTAAACCCTCCACTAATTTATCTATTTTAAACAAGTTAGAACCAGCGATATATTCAGTTGGTTTTAATAAGACTGATGGATATTTCTGTCAGAAAACTTCTATTACTTCTGATGAATTATTTAAATTCAGAGGATCTATCGTAAATGATATAGTAATGGAGATTGAATCTTTTTGGGATAAATCTAATTTATATAAAGAAAAAAACCTTGTTCACAAAAGGGGAATTTTCTTGGAGGGATATCCTGGAACTGGAAAGACCTCAATAATAACTCAGATTTCAGAGTTGGTAATTAATAAGGGTGGAGTAGTATTTACAGTTAATGGCATTCGTAATCTTGAGGAATACATAGAGTTTATTACTGGGGCTTTTAGAAAAATACAACCAGATACTTTATTAGTTACTGTATTAGAAGATATTGATAAATATTTAGACTTAGAGGCTGATTTATTGGACTTCCTAGATGGAAAATCAAAAATTAATCACCACATAGTTATAGCTACTTCTAATAATATTGAAGAGATTCCTGATACATTATTGAGACCCAGTAGGTTCGATATTAGATTAGAAATACCTCTTCCAAGTGAAGATGTAAGAAAAGAGTATTTTATTAATAAGCTAGTTCCTGAGTCAGATTTAGAGTATTTAGTTTCTAATTCATCAGGATGTTCAATAGCTGATTTAAAGGAAATATATATTTGCGCTTATATATTTGGATATTCTATAGAGGAATCCATTTCTAAAATAAAAACTCCAAAAGGCAAAAAAAATTATTTTGTTAGAACTAATAAAAAAGTTGGTTTTAACATAAATTAACATTCTTTATGCAATTTTTTTCGTGCAAATATACTATCTTTGCAAAACAATTCAGATAATCCATTAGTAGATAATTAGAAAATTTTAAATTTAAAAATGAAAATGAATTATGAAAACAGTAGAAGCACAAGGCTACAGTAAAGAAAAAGCATTAGAATCAACAGGTTTAGACGTAACCTTAGACAGATTAAAAAACGCAACTCAATCATGGAAGAAAGCTGGTTCTCCACTTGGAGCAAAGTCTTTGGCAACTTTTATGGCTGCTTATATTAAAGATAAAAAAGCTGTTGGAGCTTACATAGTTGTTGAAGGAGCATCTGATGATACACGTACTCGTCCGTATAGTGTTATTAATGAAGCTACTATCGGAAAACGTAAAACTTCGACTACTTATCAAATTAAAGAAGCCGAATTAGCAGTTAAATATCACACTGAAATGAAAAAAGTGACTGATAAAGAAACTGGTGAAGAAAAAGAAGTTGAAGTAAGAACTCCTTATAAAACTGAAACTATTACAGTTGAAGTTACAAATAAAGAAACTGGCGAAGTTGAACTTAAAACAAAAGAGGTTGAAATTCCTCAGGTAAAAGTAGTTTCTACTGGCGCTGTTAGAGGACAAGCACAGAAAAAAGAAGCCGCTCTCAAATTAATGAAAGAGCTTATTGAAGAAAACAACAGAGATTACATTATTGAAATCGTTAAAGAAGTTACTTCTGGACAGAAATATGCTGCTTATGGACAATATACTCCTTCAAAATCAGCTAAAGTTGGTAAATTTATTTTCTTCGTACAGGAGTAAAATAAAATATAGTGGCGAAAATTAAGGCGCCTGCTTTACAGAATCTCTTAATCGTCGATGGCGACGCTAAACTATCTAAGGGCTATTAAGTTAAAAATCTTTTTAGCCCTTTATTTTTTTTTTAACAATTGCTAACAGCGTAACAGCTATAAAAAATATTGAATGGACCAAAACAAAATATATGATGGAACCATAGATGATTCTATGGAGGAAAGGTCAAAGGTAGAAACAATTCGTGAGAATGGTAGAATTTCTAAATATAATTTTACTATATTAAATAGAAAAAAACCTCCTTTAGTTGGAAGCTTCTCTAGAGAAGAAGTTGACTTAATGTTTAGACTTTACTCAAATGAAGGAGCAGGACTTTCTCAAAAGGTTGTTGCTACTTACTTTCCTTTATATACTTTTCAGCAATTTAAAAAGGTATTAAAAGCCTTTAATCTTACTCACAGTGGCTCTGTTCCTTTTGCACCTCATGTAGTAGAGGAGCATACAGAAGATGAACTTGTACAGCTTACTATTCAGATGAAGGAAAATAATTTCCTTAAAAGATATATGCTTCAAAAGGAAAGTATTAATGAACAAAAGTATAAAGAAACTTTAAAAGATAATATTGATTTAAGAGAGTCAATAATAAATTTTAGAGAGTTTTTGCAAGATATAAAATTTGATTTTTCTTTTGATATTAAAAAACCTAAGCATACTTCTGAATATTCTCTTATAGTATATTTAAGTGATATGCATATCGGAGCCGATGTATCGCCTTACTCGATCTATGATAATAATTATGATTCTAATGAAGTATACTCTAGAATGCAAAGAACTGTACAAAAAATATTTGAATTAACATTATTGTCTAAAGCAACAAAGATAATTATTTGTAATGTTGGAGATTCTTTGGATGGTTATGATGGAAAAACTACTAGAGGAGGACATAGTCTTCCACAAAACCTAAATAATAAAGATCAGTATAAAACTTTTATAGGAGTAATGCTTGAATTATTTAAAGAATTGAGTGAGTCTGGATATTATAGTAATATTAAGTATATTGCTGTTGAAGGTGGAAATCATGAAAAATATGTTAAATTTTGTTAAATTATTTGGCAACCAAGAAAATTTTTTGGAAAAATTAAATTTTAAGAAAACCAAATTAAATTTTTCTAAAGCCAAAGAAAAAAGACATATTTGTACAATGGAATATTCTGGTAGAGTACAAATTAAGAAACTCTATGATTATATGTACAAAGATGCTATTATTTTTGGAAATAGAAAAAAGACAAAATTTGAAGATATTAATTGTGCTCTTACTGAGAAATCAGTAAGTGAATTAGGGTTAATTGCTGGGACGCCTGAAATGGTAATCAGCAGCCAAGCTTAGATAGAAATATCTTTGAAGGTTCAACGACTATCGCTGAAATGCGAGTACACTTAAGCAAGTGGAAATGCCCTACTCTTAACAGGTAATGCTGAAGATGATGATATAGTCTGTTCTTATATTAATAACAAATATAAGCTGTAGTAAATACGGGTATAGATTAGCGAACTATACTGAACAAAAAGGATGGAGATTTTGGATATGTAGCCAATAAAGCATTAGAAGCTTCTTTATCATATTTGAATCCTAATATAGAGGTAAGAATATTTGATAAATTTATTGAACATTTTTATTGTGAAGGACATACTTTTATTCTAAGTCATGGTAATTTAACAATAATTAACATTATTTATTTGGTAAATTAAAAAATTTTTTGTATCTTTGTAGTATTATACTATAAAAATATGGAAATAATAGAAACATTTTTACAAGAAAAGCTGACAATTATACAATTGTCTAAAAGATTTAAAAAAGAAAAAGAAGAGATAGTTGAGATTTTAAAAAATTATGGATATTTATATGCCAAATCTAATAGAAAGACTGAGGTAATTATTAATTTAAAAAATGCCGCTGATGAGTATTTTATAAATAATAAATTGACTTTAAAAGAATTAGAAATTAAACATAATTTATCTATTGGTACTTTAAGTAAGTACTTAAAAGAATTTCACAACATTTCTATAGAAGTTAGAAAAAAAGTAACGTTTGATGATTCAGTATTTGATGAAATTGATACAGAAGAAAAAGCTTATTGGTTAGGATTTATATATGCAGATGGATATATTGATTCAGCTCCATTAATTGATGGAAAGAAAAATAATTACCAATTAGAAGTATCTTTAAAATTATCTGATTATGAACATTTAGTAAAGTTAAAAGAGTTCTTTAAATCAGATAAAGAAATTAAAACTGATTCATATAGATGTAGATTTTATTTGTCTAGTAAACATTTATGAAATACTCTTAATACTTATGGATGTACTCCTAGAAAATCGCTTACATTGGAATTTCCAGATGAAAGTATTTTTAAATCTAAAGATTTAATTAGACATTTTATTAGGGGTTATTTCGATGGAGATGGTTGTATTAGTTATGCTGATAAAGAGCATGTAATACCATCAATACAAGTACTCAGTACATTCAATTTTATTAAAAAATTAAAATCATACTTACCATTAGAACTTCATGACTTAAAAATAAGTCATAATCATAGTAATCAAAATGAAGAAACACGATGTATATCAACTTCTTCTAAAAAATCTATGATATTTTTGAATTACTTGTATAGTAATGTAACAATTTACTTAAATAGAAAATTTGAAAGATATTGTTATTTCAAATTGCCCCTTGTTAAGGAAACTTAATAAGTGGAGGGAGCAAAAACGGTGAAGGCTTAACTGCTAATACCGTGCTAACTAATTAAATTACGAAAGGTTAATTAGTAGTGTAACGCATAGGTACTGAATAAATATAATGTACCCACGAGTGTTCCCCACCTTAAAAGGTGAAAATATATGCTGAGCTGTCTGATAAATAAATCAGAATGTTGTGCGAATGGCACTAAGGAGGAAACTCCCAGAAATAGAGGATAAAAAGCCTTTATGATAACAAAACTGAAAGATGCAAAAGATATGTTTAAAAATATGCCTTTAACTATAAATGATAAAACAGAAAATCAGATAAATCAATATATTGATTATCATAAATTAAGTGATAATATCCATTTTATTAAAGGAGATTTACATCAATCTGCTACTACTTATGCTCATAAATTTAGATATAAGTCAGTTGCTTCATTTTTTGGTTCTTCTGAATGGATACACAAGAATTTTGGCAATACTAAGGCAGGAGTTAATTTTGATCTTGTTTCTATTGAAAATATTCTTGAATATAAGCTTGATTTAAATTGAAATAAAAATAATGGAAATTACATTAGACGAATTATTAAAAGGTAAAAGTACTTTAATAAAAAATAAAGAATTTTTTCCTACTAGGAATTATGTGGAGCCTTTTTTGGAAAGAATGTCTCCACTTACTTCCGACTTTAGATTTCAGGTAAAAGTGCCAGACCAAGTTACTATGAGTAAAGATATGGCAGACATTACCTATAATAGAGTTTTAATACAGGCAGTGTTGCCTAAAAAATTTAGTATAGATAGACATGATGAAGTTGTAGGATTTTTATACGGGATAGATGTTAAAAAACCTATAGTAAAAATATATAGAGGATATTTGAATCAGGCTTGTACTAATTTAACTGTATTTAATCCAGAGTGGCTAAATACTCAAGAATTAGTTCCAGGGGATCCTATTAATTACTCCCCAATTAAAAGCTTATTAGAAGCTACTAATAATTTTGCAGTAAAATTAGAGGCATTAAAAGACACCTATATAAGTAGAAATGATAGAAAACTTTATTTAGGTGAATGGGTAGACCATTCTTTAAGAGAATATGAAGATTATGGCTTTGGAAAAGTCAAGATAGCTGTAAGTACTCCGATAGATGCCTATAAACAATTATTTATTGATTCTGAAAGCAGTTATTTTATTCCAGAAGGAATAGATCCATCTTTATATGATGTATATAATGCTTTTACACAAATTATTACTGATGATAAAAAGGATATCCTTAATAAACCAGAAAAGACCCTATTAATTGGAAGATTACTAGGAATTATTTAATAAAACACATTTATATCTTTAATGTTATAATTTTTTCAAAATATAGTTTTTTCATAAAATTATCTATAATTTGTGATAAAGAAGTTGAATTTATCGAAAAATTTGATTCAACTAATTCTCAATTTGGATATAATACAACTGATGGAGGAGATGGTATAGTAGGTATTAAATTTTCAGAGAAAACTAGAAAGAAAATGAGTGAATCTAGAAAAGGAGAGGGAAATTCCATGTATGGAAAAACTTTAGAAAAGAACCCAAGATCTATTCCAATCTTACAATTAGATTTAAAAGGAGATATAGTTAAAAGATGGAGTTGTGCTGTTGAAATACATCAAGAATTAGGATATTCTATTACTATGATTAGAAATTGTTATAACGGAAGATATGAGATATATAAAGGATATAAATGGATAAAAGAAGAAAATTATTAAAAATAAGATAAAGTTTGAAAAAACTATGATTATTAATCGTTTATTAAAAGTATAATAATGGAAAGAGAGCGTATCAAAGTTTCTGAATTTGAAATAGGGCCATTAATCAATGAGTATTATTTTGATAATTGCTCAGAAGAAATATATAATGAGTATTTTGACTTAAATGGAAATCAAATAAAAAATCACTTTTCAGATGATTTTGCAATTATTTCAGATAAAATTTATGTTGACTTAGAAAAGGGATATACTACTAATTTATCAGTCTTTAAAAGGATCAGTGATAATAAGTATTTTGAAGCTAAATATAATTATAGTCCATACACTGGATTTGATTATCCTGGCTTTATTACTGAGGTATTTCCAAAGCAGGGAACAATTACAGTATATGAATAAATCTATAATTGTAATTAATTAATATGAAAATTCTTAAAGTAATCTATGATGATGATGTTGATTTTATATTAGATATTGTAAATAAAATAGATGAAAAAATATATGTTGAAAAATATAATATCACTTATTTAAAAGATCTTAAGAAAGCGATTCCAATTATGACTAGGCATGGTACAAAAGCTGTTCCATTAATAGTATTTGAAAATGAAAATTTAGAAGAATATGCTGCAATATGGTCTGAAAGTAACCCAAATTGGTTGGAAGAAATAAATAAAATACTGAAAGAATAAAAATGGAAAATAATAATTATTTTTTAGG